TTATCGCCGTAACCGCTCCGGCTTCTTCCAGTGGTACGTAATTTTTTCTTTCTCCCGATACAGTTCAACGCGGCGATTGTAGGCCAGCATTTCCAGAACGCGGATCCGTATGTCGCGCATATCCACGCCGTTAAGCTCAATACCGTCACGGCGCATCACCTCAGCAACCACACGCGCATAATTTTCGGCGGTCACGCTGTCCGGCTGCGTGGCCTGTTCGTCAGCCTGCTGGCTGATTTCGGCAACGCGACGGATTAATCGCAGTAGTTCGGCTTCTGTCATTGTGCCCCCATCGTTCTGATAGTCTGGTGTCGTCGGGTCCTTCCTGGAATTATGGCCCGTTACGGGGCGGCGACCTCGCGGATTTTATCTGTTTATGAAAATTTTCTGGCAAAAGTCAGATCCGTTCTTCTTCTCTATAACAGATTGTTTAACAATGAAAACATTAAAAAAAGAAAGGATCTGACACGAGGCATTTTAGCCAGAAAATGCCATTATCAGATCCTTTCTCATTTTTGTTCAATAATTGCGCGTCTGTTACTCGCCTTTCTTCTGTAGCAACTTCTTCGGCACGTTTCCGGTAGTTTCATTCAGGTAAGCAACCAGTATCTGCGGGAGGTTGTCGGCAGCTTTTGCGCTGGCATTACAGGCTTTAACCACTTCCCTTTTAAGCCTATCCAGCATGGCGGGGGTAATCTGTGGGAAGTTCCTTTGCATAGTAAGCGGGAGGCTGTCCATGATTGATGAAATCTGACTCGCCAGTTTTGAAAGCGCGTACATGCAAAACTCTGTATCAATCACGTCACCGCGATCGCGCTCGTTTTTAAGTTCCTGCGCCTCTGCCTGTGCTGTCAGTAATCTGATCCTGACTCGTAAAAGTTCATCATCATCAATCTCACCTTTGCCGTTTGTAAGCTGGCTAATTGCATTGTTAACCCTATTGTCTATCACGCTGGCAACATCATAAAACGCCTCACGGCCTTTACGCTCAACGGGAGTTACTCCCCACTTGTCGAACGCTGTCGCACTTACACGGCAGCTTTTAGCCATGTTTTTTTTGTTCATCAGGTGCGATTTCATTAATACACCAACTTAATTACTGCTTCAGGTTGGTGTATTGCTTGCATCTTTCCCTTTTTATTCATAAAGATAGAGCAAACAACAAAACCACCACCACCACCCTGAAAAAGCTCATAAATAGCGAAAAACCGCGAGGTCGCCGCCCCGTAACGGGTCCATATGCCGGAAAGGACCCGTAAAAAAAGCCGGATTTCTCCGGCCTGTCTCAGATGGTTTTCAGTATGCGATCGATGTCGCCGTCATCGCCCGGGTTTCTGCCATCGTATGCCATGCCTGCTGATACGGCTTGCGGGCTGTGCATGTCCATAAAGTTTTCAAAGGCTGCGGTAAGCTCTGGTGCAACCTTCTGGCGTTCCTGCTCTATGGTCATGCTAAGGATGCTTTTAGCCGTACCAACATCGATACAAGGCACGTTTGCCATTGCACGTAGCAGCGGCTGATAGTCGCCAGATTCATCAAGTGCCATAATCGCATCAGCGCGCGGTTTGTCCTGCTCTTCCAGTCTGTTGAGTTGATATACGGCCTCGTAGGTTGATAAACCTCTGTCAGCCATTGCCCGCGCTTCTGCTTTAAATTTACTCGCCAGCGGTAGCGCCATGATGCTTTCATTCGTAGCCATCGTTCCCCCTGCTTATCGCGCCAGCGGCTGAACGGATACGCCAGAACCCGCAAAGGCGGCGCATTTTTTCGCGTCAGTGTCGGCGCTCTCAGGCCAGTTTACGGCGGCGATATTAAATATCCCCGTCTTGTAACACTGTGCTGATTTCTGCTTTGACGTGTCCACGGGGTACGAGGTCAGATAAACAGCCTTGCCAGATTCCTGACCATCCCACGGCTTAAACTCACCATTGTCCGCCAGCATCAGCGGGGTAAATTCCTGAATAACGCCAGCATCAGCGGCAAAATGTACCAGCGTCGTTGATACCTGCTGACTGCCAGCAAATAACTCAATGTATGGAGTGTCCATAGAATCCCCCGTTAACCAATTTTGACGGTAACAAATTTGCGAATATCTGCCGGAACCGGCTGCGGTGCGCTGTGCGTCTGCACGTACTCAATCGCCGGATCGCCGTCCTCAATCCAGTTTTTCGGGTAGTACATGTTTTGCGTTGCGCCTGTTCTTACAGCTTCCTGATCCATAATCGCACCATAGGCCACCAGCCCTTTATTGTTGGTGTTACCCAGGACCAGCAAATCAGGCTCAAGGAAATATTTTTCTGTGCCGTCGCTGTCGGCGTATTTGCCGGAATAGACGATAAGGGCAATATCGCCCAGATAGCCTTTAAAGCTCACTACTTCGCCCAGGTTTTTGCAGGCCAGTTCTGCGGCGGATTCTGAACCACGGGAAAGATCGTACAGTTCGCGGAATTTTTTAAAGCTGCGTAACGTGCGCCATACCTCAGCGCCCATAATCATGACGTTTGCGGGGCAATTGCCCTGATCCGCATAAAGCTCAATATCATAGATTGGATCGTGAGTTTCTTTGTCCTGCTCTGACCATTTACGGCCTTTGGCCTGCTCTATGATGTTTTTTTCCGGTATCTTCCAGTCGATTTCATAGCGCTCTATGCCTTCGCCCTCAATGATGTTTTTTCCGGTCGTTACCGCATTTACCGCCAGCCATTCCACGCGCGCTTTTATGGCGTTTACCTGGCGGCGCATATTGCCAGTAATCAGGCGCATACGGCGATAGGTAGGGTCGTTAAGCTGTGCCGGATCTTCTCCGGCCATGCGCATGATGGTTTTCGTTGGATCGATTTCGTGCTTCGGCTTCATGTATCCAGGTTTAATCGTGCTGGTTTCGTACCCTTTATCGCGCTGGACCTGACTACCCACCATAGGCGAACAAAACGCCGACATCGTAACCTCTTCAATGTCCAGGGTGTCCAGCATGATGTTTTGGGTGTTGAATGTCGCCACGTTCGGGAAAAACAGCGTGGTAAACAGCGGACTGAATTTAAATTCCGCAATATCCCCGCGATTCAGGTACGCGAAAAGCTGGTTAGTGTTAAGTGCCGTTGCTTTGCCTGCCATTATTCACCTCCATGCGTCTGATTCATGCCCAGCGCCGCGCGTAAATAGGCGCGTACCTGCCAGCCTGTTGACGGCTCAACCATCGCCAGCGGATCAAGTCCTGCTGCGATGCCTGCTTTTACGTTCTGCTGGTGGCGTTCCTTGAGCGCCTCCACGATGTCGGGGCTTATGTACACGGTCACCCCGCCTTTTTTCTCTTCTGCCATAGTCAGAAATTCCTCTTTGACTTAAAAAATCATAACTGGATGTTCATCCAGTTATGATTATAATCATGATTGCATTTTGTGCAATGATGTTGAGTTGTGTTGCAAATTATGAAATGATTATCCCGATCATGTGTGTCAGTGCACCAAAAAAACCTCATATGCAAAAGCCCGATAGGTTTCCTCTGACCTTATCGGGCTTTTTTATCTGCCTGCAAAGATGTCGAACGAAAATTAACCACAATCATCATCTTTTTTGCATCAAAACAATTAAAAACAATAAATTACGCTCATGATGATGATGACGATAAAACCACAAAAATGCGCTTTTTTCCGCGCCCCTCCGCCCCGTGTTCAGGCCCACCCCGCCAGGAGGACCCGTAAAAAAGCCGGATTGCTCCGGCTTCTGTCACTCGTTGCTTAAAACGGTATGTTATCCCCGTACGGATCATCGTTACCCGCCTGTTGTTTTGCCCTGTTCAGTGCGTCAGTAGCCTGCCCCTGCTGGCCTTTTTTGCCGCCCGGTCGCGCCGTTCTCGCACTGATTACGCTGTCTGCGATAACCTGCCAGCCCTGCCGCGTTTCGCCGTTCTGGCCTGTCCACTGGCTTACCTGCATCGTGCCGGATACGCTGGCAACGTCGCCTTTTTGATGTTTAGCCAGGAAGTCGGCCTGCTTGCCAAATGCGATGACGGACAGCCATAACGTCGCCTGTCCGTCCTGTGCCTGGCTGCATGGCAGCGATACCGCCATACGAACCAGCGTCATCGGTGTGCCCTTGCTGGTCTGTTTTACCTGCGGGTCGTCCACCAGCCGCCCGTAAGCGGCTATCTGTGCTGTCATGATTCCACCTCTCCGGTTTTAACGTTGATGGTTGTTACCTGTTCCGCTTCGGCAATCTCACGTTCTGTCAGCGTGGCAAAGTTTGCCGCTGCTGTGGTCATGAATGCGCTTATCAGGTCGGGATGTTCTTTCGCGTATCCTTCCCCCGCGTGGCGGTCTATCGTTCTGATTGCCACCTTTAAAGCGTGCTCTGTCATGTCTAACGCTTTATATTTTGGCGCTGTCTTATCTCTGGTTTTTCTGTTCATTCCCCACCACTCCCCACTTTTGCTCCCCACTTTTTGAAATTACCCACCGTCTCCCCACCTCTTTTTTTTGTGATTCTAACGTTATGTTTTTCAATATGTTTTTTACTCCCCACTTTTTTGGGTATATACAGGTGGGAAAGTGGGTAATTATGTTTCAATTTTGTTAAATTCCCCACTGCTCCCCACTTTTGCTCCCCACTTTTTACAGCGGGCGCACGTCATCACCATCAATAACGATTACGCCATCATTTTCCAGCTTGTACAGCCAGCGCCGGAAGTGCTTCATCTCATACCCCAGCTTTTTCATATCGTCGCGGAGAAGGGCGATAGTGCACGCCTCCCCGTGTGCTGTTCGTGTTCTGATGCACTGCCATAGCGCGGCGTGATTCTCCGTCTTGTTCCCTGCCTCCTCGATGCGCTCCAGTTCAACGGGAGGGCGCGGCTTATCCACCACCACCAGCGACGTGATTAACTCCCCGTCAGCGTCGGTAAAAAGCTCCACCACGCGTAAGTCATATGCGGCTTCTTTGAGTTCCTCCGCGTCCTTCATTTTGGTGCATGAGATAACCAGCGCTTCGCTGCCTGCGTCCTCTCTGCGTATCCGGTATTCAGCATCCAGCGAAGCACGAAATGCACTGGAACCGCGCGCGCCTTTCGTCTCATCCTTGCCGGAATGGTGAACCACCAGCACCGTGGCCCCTGTGCGCCGTTTCAGTTCGTCACAACCACGGATAAACGCCCCCATATCACGGGAATCATTTTCATCATTCCCACCAAAGCAACGCGCCAGCGTATCCAGAATAATCATGCGAACAGGTTTACCCGTTTCCCTCTCCACCTGACTGGCAGCAATAACCAGTTCATCAACATCAAGCGAGACAGCCGGAAAGATGGGACGGTTTACCAGATACAGATTTTTCACCTGCTCACCGTGCACAACCTCCCAGGCTTTTACACGACGCGGAACGCCGATACCGCCTTCACCAACCACATAGAGAACAGCGCCATGCGCCACCCTGCGGCCTCCCCACTGGCGGCCCGTGGAAACGTGACACGCCCACGATCCGGCAAGGAATGATTTATAGGAACCGCTCGCCCCGTATATGCTGCAAAGCGACGATGCCGGAATAATCCCCTTTACCACGTAATCAAGCTGTGTGTCGTATCCGGTAGATCCAACGCTCATCGGTAGCGTGGTTTTTCGCTGGGGGATTTTTTTCATGACCAGGCTTTCCCCGCGTTCCCATGCCTCCCTAAGCCGTGGAAGCTGGTCGCTCCATTCCTCCAGCAATTCGAAATTTTCAGAAAGTAGCCGCGCCTCCTGGACTCCGGCGATCGCCAGTTTCGTGGCGATGGTTAACAGCTGCGGCTCTTCAATATTTCCGGCGCGTATCACCGTCGCCCTGTATCGCCCATCATCAACAATCTGGAGGTTATCCAGTTCGCTTAACTGATAACGCCCCAGATAAACGGGAGGGACTGGATCGCCTGCTTTTTTGGCCTGTGCAATGATGTAATGCTCTGCGAATGAATGAGCATCAATACCCGCAAAAATAATCGCATCGGTGTATTTGTCTTTCGGTAATCGTTTTACGTTCGGTGCCAGTTTCAT